CATCATTCAACTGCTTATCGGCATGTGGTTGTTGTTCTAATCCTGGAAACCACCTAATAATCACTGGTGGTCTGACAGTTACCTTAACCTTAAATTTATCCTCTAAAGCATACTTCATTTTTAAAATATATTTGTCTACCAGATTATATACATCTAGGTTAATTCTAGAAAGGATATCAAAGCTACACTGTCGATTAGACCAGTAAGATGCGTCATAGGTGCATGTGCCATCTTCGGAATAAGTATTCTCTCCGGCATCCATCCACTCATTGATAGTAGGTAAAAAATCCTGTATAATTTTTAAATCTTGTAATTCAACAAAATTTTCCAATATAATAATATTGTCAGAAGAATCCCCAAAATGTCCAGGTTCGATTAACGATTTAGTCTCAGAATCAAAGTCCATAAAACACTCCTTAGTAGATATGCGTGTGGTATAGTATAGCACTAAACAAAATAGATAATTAGGAGAAAGTAAAATGGAATTTTTTCACGTAGGTTCTTGTGACAATGTAGAAGATAATAGAAAATTTGGCATATTTTTATACAGAAACGCAATACCAAGAGAACTTAATATTCCAGAAAGACTAGAATCAGCTATAGGCAATAGCTCTCATGAATTATTTAAATGGTCAGAAGCTATGGTTGGCTATAATGAAAGAATGCCAGAGTACAGAGATTGTGTGGACTTGAAAATGAGCCCTGCACACTGGCAGTTCCTTACTCCAGAGTTTGAAGAAGTTAAGAAGTGCTATGATGATGTAGATACCAACCTTAAGAAGTGTCTTGCTCACTACGAATCTTTATATAATTTTAAGATGGATTATATGGAGGCCATTAACTTTGTTAGATACAACCCAGGTCAGCATTTTGCTGTCCATGCAGACCATGGCTTCTCCTACACGTGCACAGTATCTTCTGTGATCTATTTGAATGACGACTACGAAGGCGGAGAACTATGGTTCCCATATCTTGATATTAAATTCAAACCTCAAGCTGGAGATATCATACTATTCCCATCCACTTTTATATATGCGCACTCATCCCTAAAGGTTACTAGTGGCACTAAATATTCTGCAGTTACTATGTTTGATTATAATGATAATAATCATAAGTATGGGACAGGCTATGGAGCAGATGGCTCTAAAGTGGATCCGACAAAAGGTATAACAAAAGGATCTAATCAGCCTCTCGCATATCCTCAACCAGAATAAGGAGAAATTATGTTTGAAAAAAATGAATTACCAAGTTTAGAACGCTTTGAGTCATCAGTGTATGATATTCCACTATCGTCATTGGATGGTGAGGAAAACATCCTTGCCAAGAATAAAGGTAAGGTAACAATGATAGTCAACGTAACTGGAGAGTGTGCAAATTCTGCTCAATATCCAATTATTGAGAATCTATATAAAGAATATAAAGATTTAGGTTTTGAAGTATTAGCTGTCCCAAGTACAGATTTCTGCGAAGATGCCTACGGTGCGTTTAAGGAATCTAATGCAAGCCCAGTTCACATGAGGGACCATATGAAAGAATTGTATAAGACAGATCTTCCATTCAGTGAGTTGGTAGGTATTGCTCCAGAGCCAAAGGCCGACGTAGAACAGCATCCTTTTTACAAGCTAATTCAAGATGGTAAAGACCCAATTCAAGGTAATTTTGAAAAAATAATCATAGGTAGAGATGGAAAAAAAATGCTCCGTTTTTGTAATTCTGATTTGTTAGACTTAGCGTTTAATGCAGGAGAAAGAAAAACTAACGCAGAACAAGCTCTTATAAATATCAAAGCTGCAATAGAAGTATTGTTGGATGATACAATCTAATTTATGACACAAGTTACTTTAACTAAGACTCATCAAAACCCACCACAGATAGTCCAGTCTAGGGTTAAAAGAGATTGGATGGATAACACATATAAAAAACATGCGTATCAGTGTCTTCCTATGACTACAGCCAACGTACATGGGTGGGAATTGATACTTCCGCAAGATGTAGTAGTTCAATGGGATGGCGGGAATAGCAATGTAAAGATTCTTAGCGGTGAAGAATATATGGGTAGAGCACTTGCCTATGGCGGAATTATTGGTATGGTTTCTTTTTCAGTTGGATGGGCATTTGGAACCGAAGAAGGTTACGAAACTTGGATTGGTGGTTCTCCAAACTATATGGTTGACGGAGCATCTCCCCTTAGTGCAATCATACCAAGTAGTTGGTGGCCAGATGAATTTCAAATGAATTGGGCTATTAATAAAATAGGTGAGCCAGTGACATTTGAAGCAGGAACACCGTTTATGTTTTTTAATATTTTTAAAAGTGATCTTCTTGAATCAGTTGAGTTTAAAGTAGATAATCTTTGGGACAAGCCAGAATTAATGAACGCGCGCGCAGCTTATGGAGCTGCTAAAATGAAGAAAAACCAAGATGAACCTTGGACTTGGATGAAAGGCATCAGAACTGGTTTAGACGAAAAAGGCAACAGAATTGGTCCAGCAAATTCTGGACTTTTAAAGTTAAACAATCCCAATAACTAGTTACTATATCATCATACATTTTTACCAAAGAAGTGAGGCACAATGTCATTTTCGTTAGTTACGCAAGCAGAAAAATTAAGAAGCTTAAATTCTGCTAAAGCAGATTTTCAAGCAGAGATTTATAAGAATATTGCAAAATTAGGATTTGATCCAGATACTTACGATATGTCTACTTGGAATTTTGATCCAGTAGCATCCTCAATTGATGATGATCCCGGTTATGGAATGAAGTCCAGTATCACATCCGGATTAGCACGTATCGCTAGCATAGATGCAAAAATAGCAGAACTATCCTAAAGGAGTAAGAAATGGCTGTGAATGATTTGCAAAAACAAGAAATGAAAAACAAAGCTGCAGTATATCTAGAAAAATCGATATACACATTATCGTATCTGTTATCGGTAGATCCAGAAAGCGCTCTTGAAGTTTCAAACGTTGGTGAACTTATTGCACTTTCATCAATTACTGGAACGCTATCAACTTCAACAACTGCTAGTTTTAATTCATTATTTAATCAAATAGCTTCTCTAAAACTATTGGAACAATAACTTATGGCGGACAATATTATTGACAATTCTGAGTCCGATACCAATGATGATTTAGTTCCAACGTTTTCTAAGGCAGCTGGCATCTTTACATTTCCAGACGGAGTTGAATTTCAATGCCAGATTCTTAAAGCAAGTAAGATAAAAACAGACAGATTTTTTACAGGGTTTTCAATTAACAACGATGACGAAGAAGAGTAAATATGACCTATAATGCAGAACAAGATCTTGAATACATAGAGTCAGTCTTGGCTTTACAATTATACATAATTGGTCTTACAGCAGAAGATATGGATATTCTATCTATTGATGAAATCATTTCTCAAGCAAGAACATTTAATTTGATTAACCAAGAAATTACCCCTATTGGAACTCCAAACTCGCAACAAGAACAAACGTATAGAGACGAACCAGTAGTTGCAATTTTAAGAAGTCAAAGAACTTTAATTGTATCTACCATTAGAAGATTTTGGTGGATGCGCCAAATAGCATTAGGAGCCGCATAATATGAGCATAGAAAAATCCTTCTTCTCTAGAATTAACAACCTAGTAAAACCTTATAGATCAAATGAAGAAATAAATCAGCTTGAATATGATAACTTTGCTAAGATTAAAGAATATTTAGATACTCTTCCTTTGGATAAGAGAAAAATAGCAGTAGGTGGAGATATCTTTATGTGGTATTTTGACACTTTTTCTAGAGAAGATTCGGTACATAAAAGTACAGATGGCTATAGATATGGAGATAATCCACAAGAAATTACTTTCATGATTAAGAATCCGGCCAAGTCCTTATTGTCACACTCAGTATGGAGCATGAGTTTCATGAAAACTGTAGCAAGCAGATCAGAGCTTACACTAATAAATAATTATCAATTAAACCTTCTTGAACGCTGTATTTTAACAGAGGCAGAAATAGCCGAATTGGACTATGACGTAATTTCAAGACAAGACGCTGAAGCATCAGCTGCCGGTCCTTTTGATTTCATATCATTTGGCTCATATGATATAATACATGATCCATCATTAGTTCTTTCTTACTTCAATATGTTAGCTGATAATGGCGTTATGTTAATAACTTGGGCTAACGATGGTGGAAATCTATATGAAGCTGACGCAGAGTATTCTCCTTATTCTGAAATAAACCAACATTTAAAGAGTTTAGAAAACGTATGCGTGTCTCACGATTACACTCTACTAGGAACAACAACTGTCGTAAAACTGTAGTATAATACTATCATGATAGTAATTGATAATTTTATAAAAGATTCTGAGCTATTAAAGCAAATTGAATTGTCAGAAAACTTGTTCCCCCAATCAATGGGTTCAGAAATAAGAATTGCTACTGAATTAAACTCATATCACTATGAGAAATCAAGTTGTTTTGCCCCATACATGTTTTGGGATGGTTGGTGGA